TCCTCTTCCACGAACATTTATATCAATTAATGGACCACAAGTGGATCCAAATTTGGATTTTATGGGAACAGCATTAGCGGTAGTAAAATCACCGTTGAATGCTGCATCTTGTGCAGGACAAGCTGTGGACGTAGTAGTCTGGGCTTCTTTTGCAGAGGATGCAGAGTTTTATATACCAATTAATTCGAATGCAGTTGGAAGAGGATACAATCGAGAACATCGAGAACAACTTGCTAAAACGGCACGTTTTGCTTCACCACAAGGTGGTATGGTTTCGTCTGTTAATAACATAACATCATATGGACCTATGGACGGAACTTGTATACCACAAAAATTAACAGCTGACGATTTTACTGGAACATTATCAGGTAATAAAGTCGACGTGGGAAGTGCAGAAGCTTTTGATCGAGCTGCGCGTACACCGAATCCTATTAATAACATTCGAAAGTATATTCAAAATTATGCTAATTCGAGAGGATCGGAAATGTTAACGCGACTTGATCTTAATCCATCAAACATTAATGAAGTTTTTAGAGATCACTTTTCAACCAACGTAGATGAAATGTCTATGAAATTTTTGCAATGCACTCCAACGTGGGTTGCAGATATTCCATGGCCAGGAGCATCGGCTAGAGGAACCTCTTTATATAGCGGTTTCATTGGCCCAATGTGTTCTCTATTTCAACAAGGAACGACCACACAAATTTTAATAACACAAGGACAAAAAGTACCATTGACACAATGGGAATTTAATTCAATGCACAATGCTTATTGGAAAGGAGGAATGCATCTTCGATTCGAATTGGTTGCAACCGCATTTCATGTTGGACGTTTATGTCTGACTCTGAATTATGGAGCACCACCAGGATCGGGAGCAGCAGGACTTCGAGACGCAACATCACAATATCTTGTTGAGTTCGAATTAAGCAATGAAAAATGTGTTTTTGATTATGATATCCCTTGGGTATCAGATACACCATGGAAGAAAATGTGTCGAGGACCACAATCACCGGATGATCCAGATATAGTCGGAGCATGGTGGAGGGATTATTTTCTAGGATCTTGGGATCTTAGCATTATAGCACAATTACAAACAGTGTGCAATTCACCACCAGATGCTGTGATTATTATGTCATATAGTGGATCACCAGATTTTGTGACATATATGCCTAGTAATATTAACCAAACATTTCAACAATCAATTACAGGCTCGAATGAAATACCACGTTTGACATCACCGCAAGGAGATGCAGGAATAGATGCAACACCAAATCCACCCGATGCACCAGCATTAATAGTACCAGCAACTAAAATAGCACCGCAAGGACATACAACACCACGAGTTGGTACTCATTTTGGAGCACAAGCTCCAATATTACATGCAAGAGAACTTCTTCGACGTTATTATGCTGACCATGTTCATACATCGTATAATTACATAGTTCAATCATCAATTGCAACAACAACTAATGATAATCCTTTTGGTTTTACACCTTTATTTAATACTGGCTCATTTCTTGCAGGAGGAGCATTATCATATGCGATTTTTGATTGGATTGACGTTAAACCACTGTCTAGAGCTTCAGAAACAGTAGATGCTAACAACCGTTATTTACGACAATACGTTCATCCGATTAATTATCTTGGAACACAATATCGACAATGGAGAGGATCCTTGAGATATAAAGCTATTTTTGGAAAAGCAAAGAATGGGATGGATGGATCGGATATATCATCTTCTAATTCAGGCGTGATTTTTATACCACACGCTCAATTCTCATTACTTTTTAATGTACCAAGTGCAGTAAGACCAAATTTAGCCGCAATTGCAGCGCAACTAACAGGACAAATAATGAATGGAATTTACAATTCTGGAGGAGATACACAACCAAATCTCTCACATGTTGGAGTAAATTATGCTAATGATTTAGCAGGACATGGAATTGTTAATTATTGCGAAATTGAAGTACCATTTACGACGATTTTTAATACTCTTCCGACTGAACAAGGTTTGCTTACAGCTGATATATCACCAGATTTTTTATCTGTTGGTGCTTTATTAATGTATTCAATTGTTAGTATTCCGTATATAGCAACACCTGGAACATTTTTTATAGATCGTCCTCTCACATTATTAAAATCAGTGGGAGATGATTTTCGTTTTGGACAGTACATGGGAATACCAAATATTTATCCTTCACAAGTTGCATCAACAGCAGCATCAGTTTTATGGCCTGATACTTGGGTAGTATCAGCTCCAGCTCATTTACAAGTACGTCGAGGACAAGACGAGACTAAATCGAGTGATGAGGAGTTTGATAAAGTCGAACCAGAGAGTATGACAAAATCAATGCTAGTAAGAAGATTACATAAACTAGCTCACCCTCAAGGTTCTTTCTGGTCAAAAACAGAACAACAACCAGTATCCGATTATTGGGACCCAACAGTTAAACATAAGGCTTATCCACCTTTGGATGGTTACGAACCGTTTTCGATTGGAGTACTAAATCTTGGAATAGATGATTCACAAGAACGATTATGCGATGAAATTATTCATACATTAACATCATTTAAAACTGAAACAATATTTGTCGGACTTGGAGTTCTCCGTGCTTTATTTGGACTCGAAATTAAAATTATAACTCGAGTCTTTTCACATAAGATACAATATAAGGTACATTGGAGTATTCCAGATTTACTAAGTAGTTCGATAACTTGTGATACTTATGATGATATTGATATCGATTGGGAAACCATCGATCATTCATTATATGAAAGTATTTATCAATTGATTGTTCAAGGAACATCAACTTGGGATCAGAAACTTTTTCAATGGAGAATGGAAAAATTACAACTTAATTTCACTCCAGTTCCAATAGATTCAATGGAACGACCCCAAATATTCCGTCCAACAGATCCGGTTCGTATTAAAAGAACATTTAATCGACCACAATCCGATTCTATTAAAGAGAGCAAAAATGTAGATTTACAATATCGTTTAACAACACCACAAGGTGAACGAGAATGTATAAATGCATCTGCACAATATCAAAATCTTAAAGGAATCGAACCATCCACAGCCAACATCAAAGCAGTCATCGTTGATGAATGGATAAAATATAACGATGATGACACGTTCACAGCTCGCTCAGCTATGCACGAAATAACGCAAAAAATAAACACAGCCCGAATTTTTATAAAAACAACGGAATCTGGCCCACCACATTTAACAATGTTTAAGTCACTTGTAACATTCAATGTAGACAATTGTCTATTTGACAAAAAACAAGCAGATGGAAGAGGCCAACGCAAGAAAGATTCAGAAGAAAAGGCAGCGTTTAATATGCTAGAGCAATTACATAACTTGACTTTGAAAACAGGAGATGTAGACGAGAAACCAATAATAATGACAGTACCGGAGTATTTAGAAAAATACACGCCACCAACACCAACGGGAGCGTGTTATCAAATTCTTTATCAAGAACAACACCCGGACTTAAGATCAGCAATGAAAACATTATTTGGAGAATTTCCACCCAAACCATCAACCAAGAATATCGATGAAGAACATACGTATATTCAGAAGAATTTAGGCTCGAAAGAGTTTTTAGATAATGGGTGGGGACTATATGATATAGCGTCGAACTCCTGCAATGAAATATTTTTTACCGTAGAATCCTTACAAAAACTAAAGGATTATTTGGCGGTTTTTGGATTTACATTGCATATTAAGATATGGACTCATGGCTTCATGGCTAATGATTTGACGAAAGTACAAGTCAAGCTAAGGAGCAGCCCAACGTCGAAGTTATCCAGTTACAAACAGGATTACTACTCGAAAAAGAACAAAGAGACTAATTATGATACACACATTTTGTCTCATATTCGAGGATCGATTCAATCGACGATTTGGAACATGTTAGAGCACTATGGTGACGGGGAACTAGACGATTTCATCCCCGTTCCCGTGCAATGGGAATAAAAGAAACCGTAGGGTCATCAGCTCTGGTCACGATTCCACGAGCCACCGACGCATCTGTACGAAGTTATTGCTTCTATGGGCAGTGCATATGTTGGAGAGGAACGCAGAGAGATGGAAAGAATTGACGAAAGTTATAGTTACTGCTTGCAAATATAACGTCTGTTGACCCTAGACCGTGCAAATTAAAATCATATGATACGGTAGAGTCAGTGAAACATGAAACGAGAATATCCC